AACAGTTCATAGACCACAAATTCAATTCTCTGAATATGAAGCGACCGTAGTTGGCGATGTATTTGTTTCCACCGGAAGCGCTCTAACGATTCAGAACGCCGGATCATGGAACATAATTCAAGTTCTAGACAGAGATCATGCAATTGTACAGGGCACTATGGCCAACGTTACTGATGTGAGCTTAAACAATAATACTACGGCTGTTTACGTACAAGAAGGTGTATTTTATTCTGGATATAAACAGGTATTTCTATCTTCTGCACAGCCAGACGCTTTGACTAGGGATTTGATTGTTTTCAATACGAGTGCCCAATATCAAAAGATAGATTCTATCGCTAGCGTTGAAATGACAGCATTGAGTAAGTTAAATTTTAACACCAATCTAATAGAAGGGTTAGATGCCTACAGATATAATACTGGCCTTCTTGGAGAGGCAAATCGAATAATTTACGGAGATCCACGCGATCCATTTACCTACCCTGGCGTCGGCGCTGCAGGAACTGATATTTTCGTTCGTGCCCCTTTAGTGCTTCGTGTACAGCTGACAGTTGAGATTCGTTTGCTTACCGGTGCCCCGTTTAACACTATAGCACAACAGGTAAGAAGCAACGTTTCTTCTTTGGTTAATTCTAATCCCGTTGGTCAATCTATTGGTTTCTCTTCCATCGTAGGTGTTGTTTCTACGATTCCGGGAGTTCTATCTGTAGCAATTGCAAGTCCGATATATTATGCTTCGCCAACCTACAATGATTTGATTCTAGTTTCTCCCAATGAGAAAACCATAATCATTGATCCCACCACGGATATTGTTGTATTGCAATTGGGGACTTAGCGATGGCAATCACTACTCCACAACAGGAATATAAAAAATTAAGGAGTTACCTTAACCCTTACATTAAGGGGCCTAATATACAGGCCCTATTAACTGCGATGGGCTCTGCGTTCTCTTCTTATTTGGTTAATTCAGCCAGTTCAGTGAATGATCAACTTTATATCGTTACCGCTGAAGGCGTTTATTTAGATCAAAGATTAGCTGACTATGGCATATCTAGACCTGCAGGCATAGGTATTGCTGATGAAGAATTTAGTCAAATTGGCATACAGATAAAAAACCGTAAACAAGTAAGAGATCTTCTAAATAATCTTTTAGACATTATTTTTGGAGATACATATGTTCGCGCTAGTAGCGATGCTGGAGCGATGGAACCATACAATCTGACAAATGGCGATACTCTAGTTGTCAATTTTGATGCCGCTAACACTGTTTCTATTATTTTTAATACTAGCAATTTTGTCGATATTGCTGCCGCGACAGCGCAAGAAGTAGCAGATGTTATTACAAAAACTATAAATAGTATGGGTTTGAGAGGCATAGCTGTTGTTGGCAATAATGGTTCTGGCAATTTCGTACAACTTTTGAGTAATACTATAGGCCCAGCTTCATCCGTTACCGTATTAGGTGGAAGTGCCCAAGATCAACTTTTATTTGCGTCTATTGTTGCGGCTGGTGGAAATGCTTCTACTCAGTGGACCATTAGTTTGCCGCGTGCCGATATTGTAAGATTTACGTGGAGCGGAGGCGCAAATCCTCAATTGGGGAAAATTGTTCCGAATGATTACGTAAATATATTTGGTGGAGGATTTACCTCTTCTTCAAACGAAGGCAGTTTTACAATTATAGATGCGGTCGGTGGTCCTGTAAATATATCTTATTTTGAAATACACAATGCATTAGCGACTTCTGGAATTGTAACTCAAGGAATAGACGATGCGATGCTATTTTTTAATCCAGTGAAAAAAGTACTGGCAGATTTAAGATATTATGCTGCGGTCTATCAAGTAGAGACTAATAAATTACAAATTTTTCTTCCAGCCACCACAAAAGTTGTCATAAATAGTAGGATAGGAACTGCCCACATACATGATCCGCAAAATATAGTGTATACTTTTAACGCCAATCCTAATGTTGGGGATGTTTTTCACATAACCACCGCTACTTCTTTGACTGCTGGAGTAGATTTTGCTGTTGGTTTGACTATACCAGAAACCATTGCAAATATGATCGCTACTATTGGCAGCATATCTGGACTAGACCCTGTTGCTGGCCAAAATCCAATAAAAAGTCCTAATTCTTTAGGTCAATATGCCTTCAATGTTTCTTCGGAGAATGCCACAGTCGGAGCCGTGTACGCCATTAACGGACAAAACTTCACTGTGACTGGCACTATCTCTCTGGGAAGCAGTTTAGTTACAGTGGGATCTGGAATTGCTCCGCCTAGCACCGGAACACTCACTTTAGTTTCTGGAACCGGAAGTGCCACCATAACATATAGTTCGTATGTTTTTTCTGGCGTGAACATACTTACGATATGGCAGGATGATCCATCTTTAACTATAACCGGTACTTATACTGGGAGCGCCAACGTAGTTGCTACAGTGCAAGGAGATCCCATATCTGTTCAGCCCAATCAACCCGGTCCATATACCTATGATTTGGGGCAGCCATTTACCGTGAGTAATATTGGCACTACTTTGACACAAAATTTAGATGCTACATATCCAAGAGTGTTTACGGTGAAGAATGCTACGCAGTTCCCGAATAGTCCAGGATATCTGATTTTTGGATATGGTACAGAACAGCAAGAGGGACCGGTGCCATACATAGCGACACCTTCCGACAATACATTGCTTTTAAGTCCAGCCTATACTCTTCAAAATAGTCACGTTATTGGGGAAGAAGTGTCTTTAGTATCTTTGAGATCTCAAGCTGTCATAACTCAAGATGGATTGGACTATCCGTTTTATCTTACAGATGAAGTTGGCGGACGCGTATACGCAGAAGAATTGGTAAATACTGTGGTTGCTGCGGGGATTACGGTCGTATTTAATATAATCTACCCTGGAGACATAGGTCTTGGAAAATTTGGAACAAAATACTCTGAAATATCTATAGTTTATGGTGAAAATCAATACGGTCCAGCTAATGTAGCGGAGACAACTTAAAAATGATATAATACCATTATGTTAGTATATAAATTAACAAATAGAATTAATGGAAAGGGTTACGTCGGCCAGACTACACAGACGCTTTCTGATAGGCTTAAGGCACATAAATGTTTAAAAACTAATAAGTGTCCATATTTAAAAAACGCTATCCAAAAATATGGTTTTGATAATTTTTACGTAAACGTACTCTCTCTTGCATCCTCCAAAGACGAATTAGATGGTTTAGAACAAAAATTTATTAAAGAACACGACACAATGCATCCTAATGGATATAATTTGAGAAGTGGCGGTCAACAAGGTGGCCCCATGAGTGAAGAATCTAGAAAAAAACTTTCCGAGTCTAGCAAAGGCAGAAAACATACACAAGAAACGAAGGATAAATTATCAACACTTTTTAGTGGATCAAAACATCCCATGTTTGGCAAGCATCATAGCGATGAAACAAAAAAGAAATTATCTGCCATAAATAGGGGTTCCAACAATCCTAGATTTGGAAAACCCAGAACGAAAGAAGTAAAAGAAAAAATTAGTATTAAAGCAAAAGCTAGAGGAGTTGACGGAACTAGAGTGGCGGTTGAAGTTTGTAAGAAATCTATTATTTGTGTGGAAACCAACAAAGTTTATGGTTCTGTGGCTGAAGCCTCTAGAGATTTAGGCAATACGGGGACCTCCAACATATGCAAAGTATTAAAAGGTAAAAGTAAAAGCGTTAAGGGTTTTACTTTTAAATATTACGATACTCAGGAGACAACCTAATATGCCAGCATTAGTTTTAGCAGGAGCCAATATTAATCTGTTCCTGAACAATAAAATATATAAAGTTGCACAATCCATATCGTTAGATGTGGACTATGGTGAAGAAGCAATTTATGGAATCGATTCGCCCTGGCCACAAGACATAGCTGGCGGTCGAGTGACCGTGAAGGGTAATGTTAGGGGACTAAGGGTAAAAAATAGTGGCGGATTACAGGCCGGTAACCTACGTCCTCTATTTACAGATCTGGCAGCGTCACCATATATTTCAATCAGAGTTCAAGATAGGGCTACAGGCGAGGATATTTATTTTATTCCAAATGCCAAGGTTTCCATGGAATCGCATTCTGTTAATATCAAGGAAACTTACAAACTCAACTTCAGTTTTACTGGCCAAATGATCTTATTTGCTCTTGATCGCAGTTAATTTTTGGCTAAAAGCTCAAGAACTTGATTAAGGTAATGCAGATTTCTAGGAACTCCAGGATACAAAGAACTTTCTACAAAAGAACCGGCGTTATAGGCGGCTATCGCCTTGTGTATATTGCCGTGATATCTATTTAATTGTTTTTTTAGATATATAGCGGCGTATTTGATATTTGTTTGCGGGTCCATCAAACCTTCATCTTTACCTTCGTAACCAAGATCTCTGGCTGTTCCAGATTTAATTTGACATAAACCATAGGTAGGTGTGCCGTGGTCATTGGGGACTACGACATTTTGAAGACCGGTTTCGTGAGTGCATATGGCCAACAATAGATGCCCAGAAATACCTACTTTCTTGGCTATAGCTAAGATAATTTGAGAGTATGACATAGGGCCTCCATTCCCTATCTTATAGGTAACGAGGAGGTCTGTCAACCTGGCTTTCTAGTATAACTACCGTTACGATTGCTAAAATGTGGTAAATCTTTGGGACAAGCCTTCAATTCTTCTCGATTATTTGGAATACGTAGCTGTCCTTCATATCCATACCATAGATCACAATTGGCAAGTCCCACGCATATCTCTTGGCCTTCAATCCACCATATAGTACCGGCCTGTCCCGAATCAACTATTACAACTGTGCCTAATTTAATCATTTTTCACCATTTGTTAATATTCCTTTGACTGTTTTGGGATCATATCGCTGACTATCGGTTCTATTAGCACATTCATTGCATTGTCTATAATAATGCGCTTGGCCTATCTTAGAGTAGACTTTAATTTCGAGATATCCCTCTTCACATTCTCTACATTTCCAGATTTGTTTAAGATTTTCAAGTATTTCCTGGCCTTTTTCGTGCTTTTCATCTTGATAGTGTTGCTCGATGATATCTTTAACGGAATCGTATCTATCTAAGTCGATTCTTGCAATTTGTTTCCTTAAAGCGGACAATTGTCTCTTAAGTGCTTGATTTTCTTTAAGTAATCGTTGTTCGCGAGTATTCCCAAATTTGTCAACGCGTGCTTTGGCCACAGAGGATCTCCTAAGAGGATTATAAGGTAAAGATTGTAAGTATATAAGCTGAGACAATCTTATAAGTATGTTGATCTATCAAATTGTTCACTTGGAAAGCGGCCACAAATACATAGGACAAACTACACGTCCATTAATTGAGAGATGGCGTGAGCATCTATACGCCTTGCGTAAAAGTAAACACGGGAATAGATATTTACAGGCCGCTTGGAATAAATATGGAGAAAAAGCTTTTAAACTTCAAATAGTTAAAGAATTTTCTTCATTACAAGAATTGAATAAAGCGGAGATGGAATTAATTCAAAACGGTACAGATCTTTACAATTTATCTCCAGGCGGTGAGGGCCATACCCATTCTGAATATGCCAAGAAGATGATAGGGGAGGCTAACAAACTCCCTATCATTGGCATGGACGTAAAGACAAGAGAAATCAAAGAATATGATTCTGCCGCCGACACTAAGAAAGGTGGATTTAATGAAAAATGCGTAAGAAAATGCGTCACTGGTTTCATTAGTAAAAGAAAAGATGGTACTACCTTTACCTCTATTTCCCACAAAGG